TAAGGCATTTGTTACCGGTTCTACTCCTGATTGCGCAGAGATAACTTTAGAAACTGTAGATCAGTCAAATACAAAAAGAACCGAAAAGCGTCATTTAGCATTAATGGACGTTGCCGATATGAATCCATGTTACTTCGGTGGCGGTGCAAATCCTGCGTCCGGCAACACATGTCAAGGATTCACTAATGCAAAAAAACCCAAAACAGAAACTTCTGATGATAACGAACCAGTACTTGTTTCTGAAAACGGTGATACAATCGGATTATACGAAATGGGAAGTTTAGCGGGATCTTCTGGGGTTGCATATCAAACTACGCATCGTAGTCCCTTAAGTTATAATATTGCTAATAATAAAGCAACTACTATGTCTGGATTAGAATATTCCAAGTTCGGTGTGCAAAATGAAAATAAAAACGTGTCGTCCGAAAGTATTATAGACAAACATAATACAGTATCGTCATCGTTTTTTAAAAATAATATAGGTGATGGTGCAGAAATACAAACAAAACAACCTGGTGATGATGTGTCGAATGAGTCTATGCTCTCAACATTATCTAATTTAATAAATTCACTTACTGGCGGAGAGACAAAAACAGACGGAACAGATTTATCTAAAATTGAAGGCGGAATTCCGGTTCAAGTTTACTATGCAAGTATTTCTTTTCTTTTGCTATATTTTATATATAAAATGAACTATACTATGCGGTAATACGTATTCCATTCCATTTCATTCCATTCCATTTCATTCCATTATATGTTTTTCTTATTTGAAAACATACAATACAATATTACAATCACTTTTTACAACATATTTTTAAGAGTCTGATGACGGTTTCTTCGTTTATGATGTCTATGTGTTTTGATATTATTTTTTCTTATAAAATGACTTCTTCCGCCAGATATTTTTGATCCCGTTAATGGTTGTTGTAAACTTCCAGTTACAGCGGAATCATCACTTACAGTCGTAGTTTCATTCGAAGCCGCTGTCGCGGGTGATGATATCGCCGAAGGAACTGATTCTGATTGCGCACCTTGTAATTCCATATTTGGTGGTGATGGGGTGGTTGTATTCATTCCTGCGCCTAATTCGGTTGGCGCTGCGGTATTGTTATTATTGTTATCACCTGACATTTCCGCCATGTTCGCATCGGATCTTACCGTCACCGGTGCGAGCGCAGCAGTTTCATTATCACTTTCACCATCTAAACTGCTCATACCAGAATTACTTTCTCCTGATATAGATGAAAGGTCTTCTTCGGATTCTTCCTTATTTTCAGGGACAGTTTCCCCTCTAAGCGCAGAGGAATCTTTATTTTCTCCGTCTTTTTCAAATGAATCAGCATCACCTTCTTCGTTAAGACCGTCCATGGGAATCTTATTTTTCCTTGCGTATTCTGTTAAGTAGATTTTGTGTTGTTGAATAGCACCTTCTGCCGCCATTAAAGATGCAACTATCTTCGTAAATTCGCTATTATCTTTATTATCGGAAGGTCCATTTGATTTAACTTCATCATATTTCTCTTTAAGAACACTATATTTCTGTTTCATTTTTTTGCATTTTGACCGTAATGTTTTTATTTTTGTTAAAAATATTTCTACCTCGTCATCATCTTCTGAACTTTCTTCAGATTCAGTCGCAGTTTCCTCGTCGGTAGTTTCTTCATCTGACTGCTTGCTAGCATTTTCATCTTCATCTGTGCTTTCATCATTAGGTGATCCGTCTTTTGACTCTTTATTTTCGGGTAAAATCATATTCTTCATTTTAGATAACATACCAGGTTCATCAGATTTCTCAGCGGGAGGTGTAAGAGACGACGACGACGACGACGGAGATGAAAGAGAATCCGCGATATTCTCTTGTTTTTCTGAAGTGGTAGTGGTGGTCGATGCACCGGAAGATTCATTTTTATCATCACTAGGACTTAATAATTTGCTAAAAAATCCACCTTCTTCCTTTTTTTCAGTAGAAACTGGGGGTGCAGAACCTTCTGCGGGAGCTGGAGTTTCTGGTTCTTTTGAACCAAAAATACCACTTAATATTCCACTTTCTTTGGATTTATCATCAGCAGTATTTCCGTCTCCACTCGAAGACGCATTTCCTTTATCTTTATCTTTGTCGTCGTTCGAACCAAACAAACCAGACAAAATTCCGCCAGACTTTTCATTCTCGGGTGGAGAATCTGGTTGGCTTGATGTTTGCGAAGGCATTAATCCCGAACTTGCAGTAGACATTTAATCGAATTCACAATATTATTAATAATACTATTATAATATAGTGATTTTATATTATCACAAAAATAAATGATAGTTTGCCTAAAATATGCAAGTATTGGCCCGTTGTAGTCAATATGTTAAATCATTTAAAAACGAACCCTCTTGTGGATCTCAAGAGCAACAAGACCACCGGCAACCTGAGCAAGAATGTAAGGAACAGCGTCAGACATGGGGATCTTACCCGCAGCAGCCATCATAACAGTCACAGCGGAGTTAAAGTGTCCACCGGAGATGTGTCCACCAAGCATAATGGCGATTGCTAAAGCAGCACCAATAGCTACAGCATTACCAGTAGCGATAATGACGTAAAGGAAGAAAATGCTTCCGAGGAATTCGACGAGATACTTGTTGAGCATTTTAATTATGAGTGTTATATAATAATTTAATAAAAAAATATAATTCAATATAATAGACTAATGTTTCTTGGTATTTATTTATGATTATTTAAAAATATATAGAAATAGCTTATCCCTAAATATATATATTTTTATCAACGACCGGAATGAAATGAAGTATTCGCTCCTTTTTTTGCGGGTGCAACACAACCGCCGGATCTGCAACGGCGAACTGCGTCCTTTTGGACCTGTAAATCTGGATTTTTAAATGTTAAAATATCGCCTAAAGGCGCTCTTGTCGAACTGTAACCGATTGAATGAATACGGCGGGATTGAATATACGAAGAGGAATCCGTAGATGAAAATATTTTAGTTTTCTTATTTAAAAGTGCATTATATTTCTCATTATTCACACCAACTGCGCCAGCAGTTCTTAAATATGACGCGCGACTTAATGAAAATAACGTATCACCTGCAGCAGGTGAAAATTGTTCAGGCATATTTATTGTTCTTTGAGGTTGCATAATGACAATATGAATAATATAATAATATATATACCAGCGAATATTATTACTTATGAATTAAACTATTGGATAGGTAGAGATGAGTATATAATCATCATGTATACATGATACATGATTATTATATAATTATGACATCATCATTACCTTCAAACGTCTATCTACGTATCGCACGAATTGCTGATTGAGCACCGTTATTCCCACCTCCAAATCCGGCATCGTTATAATTACGATTTACGGCCATTTGACGACGAAATTTTGTGTAGTCCGATCCGTCATAAACAAATTTGGTATTGCATGTCGCCGATGGAATTCCGGTTCCATCATTTGTAGGGTGAACTCCACCAGCTAAACTACGCCAAGACGCAGTAATACTTCTCTTTGCGGTTGTTACCTGATTAGAACCTCCAGACGTATAATTCTCGCGAGATAAATAATCACCTGCATTATTAACAACTCGAAATGGCGTAGCAGCTGGAGCGCGTCCATTCACTTTTTTACTAGCAGCTAAACCATTCCACGCTTTACGAAGAACAAACCTAGTTGTTTCGTATTCAGAGCTTCCTTTCATAGTTCCATTCGAAATTGGTGGCGGTGCGATACCACGAAAACCACCTCCTAAACTTAATGCGGGCATATTTTGTTTATATTATATATAGATTATCTATTATAAAATAAAAAAAATACAATATTCATTTATTTATTATCTTCTACTATTTGTTATTATACACTAACGTCCTATTATGACTCTATCTATGTCATAATTCTAGGCGCAATATTCATCGTTGCCAGTTCCTGAAATAACAATTTACATGCATACGGGATTTGAACTAACGCAAAATCTGCCCTATTATCGCATGTCTTACAAAGATGAATACTTCGTTCATCATTATATGCTGCTACCATACCACACTTTCGACAGACATGAACCTCATATTTATCTGATGAATCGTACATTCGTCCTCTTGTAAAACGAGATGCGCCATGACCAACCATCGCATCACGCTCCATTTCACCGAACCTCAAACCTCCATCTCTGCTTCGTCCTTCGGCCGGTTGATGCGTGAAATTAACCATCGGACCAATTGACCTACTATGCTGCTTGTCATTCACCATATGCTTCAGCCTCTGATAAAACACCGGTCCGATAAATATATCCGACTTAATTTGTTCACCAGTTAATCCATTATAAAGAAGCTCATTACCATTCATTTCAAATCCAACCTTCAATAATTCCTTACTAATGTCTTTAATTTCAAAATCTCCAAATGATGTTCCGTCGCCAAACAATCCTAAATTCACTAATACCTTTCCTAGAAGGGTTTCTTTTAATTGTCCAATCGTCATACGAGATGGAATGGCATGAGGGTTAATGATAATATCCGGACGAATACCTTCTTTGGTAAAAGGCATGTCTCGTTCAGGGATAATATTTCCTATTGTACCTTTTTGCCCCATTCTACTGGATACTTTATCTCCAATCACAGGCTTTCTAAATGCTCGAATACGTACCTTGCAGAAACAATACCCTTCTCCGTTGCTGTCGATATAACTCTTATCGACATAACATTCTTCACATGTATGATACGCTCGACTAACATCTTCGTATTTAATAATCTTGGTCGGATCATTTCGATTATCCTTTATCGGAATAACCTTCCCCATAATAATATCACGATTTTCGATAAATGTATTTGCCGGCATAATGCCACGCTGATTAATTTTGTCATAATTTCCAAACTTCATTCCTTTTGTTTTTGATGGATCAGGCCTGCATCGCACCTCTTCATCTCCATTTATTTTCTTGTCCTCGTCCTTCTCAGTATGATAAATCGTCGCAGAAAACATTCCTCTGTCAATTGCGCCTTGATTAACTAGGACCGAATCCTCTTGGTTATAACCGGTATATGACAT